CAGGCGCAGAGCCTCCGCAGTTCGCAACGGACGGCTCTGCGTGTTTTGACATCTGTGCCCGCTTCCACCCCGATCCTGCCAACTCCGAGGGGGATTGGGCAGCGTTCAAGCCTGTGGTTGCCTACGGTCCGCAGAACATAAAGGCTGAAATCTATCCCACTCAAGGCGTACTGGACATTCCACCTGGTTGGCGGTTCCTTGTGCCCACGGGTTTGGTCTTGGACATTCCCGAAGGGTACTCCGTGCGCCTCCACGCTCGTAGCGGCATGGCTCTGAAGGAAGGGTTCGTGCTGTCCAATGCCGAAGGCGTGATTGACTCGGACTACACCGATGAACTAAAGGTGATGGTGTCCACGCAGAGTTCGTGCTTGGTGTGCATTCCACACGGAGCGCGAATCTGCCAAGCGGAACTGGTTCGCAACCAACCAGTAGACCTACAGAAGATTCACCACCCACCGCAGAAGAAGACGCAGCGTGAGGGTGGATTCGGAAGCACGGGACTGTACTCTTTTGACGCAAACATGGGAGCCTGAACATGACACGAGAAGAACTGCTGCAATTCCACGAAGAGATCACAAAGGAAGCCCGCGCCCTGATGAGCCTGAAGAACCGCGACTACGCGGGAAACGAAGGCACGGAACCGTTTGCCAATTTCACCCGCGTTGAAGCAATGGGCATCTGCAAAACGGAGCAGGGCTTCATGGTGCGCCTCACAGACAAGATGAGCCGCCTGTCCTCGTTTGTCCGCGCTGGCAAGATGAACATCAAGGACGAGTCCTTCAGGGACACCTGCGTGGATGTCATCAACTACATGGTGCTGCTTGCGGCATACCTGAAGGACAAAGAATCCAAGGCTGACTAACGATCACCATGCTAAACATAAACATACCACACTTCTATTGCTACATGAGAAAAGAGCATATGTACCAACACAAGGCTCACACTGGTGAGTTTGTGAAGGTCACGGTGTTTGCTGCTCAATCCAATCCAGACAGGGCACTGCTGTTTCATGTTCTGACAGACAATGGGCTTGTCCGAAGCAGAGTTCCCATTCATATGTTGTGCCACAAGGAAACTGCACCACAGATGCCTTTGGACTACTTGCAGTTGTGGGATTGCTTCTCCGTGAACTGCACGGCTGTTGTGTACGATTACCTGAAAGCCGCAAGGATCAAAACGGTTCTAAAGGACAGACAAGAACTGTGGGGTGAGTACATGATGTCCTTTGATTGGTACGGCAATCCTTACAGTGACGAACCAACGCAGTACAAGTGCTTGCACATGATACGGTTGGACAACGGCTGCTACACGCTACAACCAAACAACAGAATTTACTGGAAGCATATGTCGTTTGTTACCAAGCCTTTTCCCGCAAATCCTGATTTCAAAGTTGACGACAAAGTGTTCAGGTGCGAAGCCGCCAGTGATCGTTGGCTGATTGATGGGGATGACGATTCCTACTATTACGATTTGAGAAACGAAAAAAATCAGTCAAATATTGAGAAGGCTGTTGAGTCAAATAATACAAATGGTAGACTGTGAGCATGATTCGTCACCTCGGCTACGCCTGTCAGAACCTGTCCCTGTGTGAAGGGCGCAAGGCAAAGGACAGATACTTCACCGACCGTACCTTGCGTATGGATCGGTTTTCCATAGAGAGGGTGGGGGAACTCGGTGCGCGGAACGCCGCTGATCTTCTCCCCATCCTCCAGTGGAATGTTGCCAACGGCATCCGGTTCTTCCGCATCGGCAGCGGGATGTTTCCGTTCATGGATCACCCCACGCTTGCGTACCGTATTGGTGATCTGTCAGCGCAACACGAACACGCCATCCGCAAGTCTCTTGAGGACGCGGGTGCGTTTGCAAAAACGCAAGGTATGCGCCTGTCGTGCCACCCTGGTCCGTACACTTGCCTTGCGTCCCCTGATCCGCAGACGGTGGCAAAAAGCGTACAGTGCTTGGAAATGCACTCCCTGATTGCTGACCTGTTGGGCTACGGTGACGAGTTTGCCATCAACATCCACATGGGCGGCGTGTACGGCGACAAGCACTCCACCGCAGGGCGGTTTCTGAAGGAGTTCAGCCATTTGCACCCGTCCATCCGGCGGCGGCTCACCCTTGAGAATGACGACAAGCCGTCAATGTGGAGCATGACCGAACTGTTCAAGATGGTGGCAAAGCACTGCACGGTCAAACTGGTGTTGGATGTTCACCACCACCGCTTCTGTCAACAGGAGTCCCTGCGCGAAGCCGCAGACATGGCGTTCCGTACATGGGAAGGCTTCTGCGAAATTCCGAAGGTTCACTACTCGGAGTCCAAGGAAGGCGCACGACCGCAAGCCCATTCGGACTACATCCGAAACGAAATACCTCTGCTGTCGGACACGGTGGAGTACGATGTAATGATTGAAGCCAAGGCAAAGGACTTGGCACTACTTGAGTACAGAAAGGCTCACACCCCATGTTTGCTGTGATTCTCGCTACTGTTCTGTGTGGAGTTCCTGCCGAATCCAAGGGCAAGCCGTATCCCGTGCTGCCCCTGCCTGTGGAGTGCTACACCGTTGACAACCTGTTGGATGCCATGTACGCCGTGGAGTCCAATCGTGGCAAGAGCCTCCTTGGTGACGGCGGCAAGGCAATTGGTCCGTATCAGATTTGGGAATCGTATTGGCGTGATGCCGTGGAGCATGACCCGTCTATTGGCGGTTCGTACAAGGACTGCATGGACAAGGCGTATTCGGAGAGGATTATCCGAGCGTATTGGTCGCGGTATGCACCGAAGGGCGCGACTCTTGAGCAGTTGGCGCGTATCCACAATGGTGGACCAAAGGGGCATCTGCGTAGTGCTACCCTGAAGTATTGGAAGAAGATTGTCAAAGCAATGCGGGGGTGAGGTATGCCATATAGAGATCCAAAAAATGCCAAGAGAGATGCCTACTTCAAAGAGTATCGCCGCGTCAACAGGGAAAGAATTGCGGCAAAAAACAAAAAGTGGTATCTCAAAAACAGAGAGGCAATCATTGAAAAGGTAAAGCCATATCTGTCAGAATATAGAAGAATGTCAAGAGCAAAACAGTTAGACTGCTTTGTTCCATTGTCTGATGACGAGAAAAAGTTATTGACATTTATTGAAAGCACTCGCAGAAAAATGATAGAAGAGTCTGGCAAGCAGTACGAGATAGACCACATCATTCCACTCAAATACGGTGGTTTGCACCACCCAATAAATGTTCAGATAGTAGAATCGCGTCAGAACAAAACAAAAAGAGATAGCATATCAGCAGACTCACTTTCACTCATATCAGAACATATTAGTCTGTATAGACAGAGAATAGGTGATTGTCGAGCGGATAGATTTGTTACACAAATAGCACGGGCAATGTGCCTGACAAAAGAAAAGTTACTTGAACTGCTTGAATCTGACGGTGAGTGGAAGCCCAATGCTTCTGCTAGTTTTAGTAATTCCACACTAGAGGATTTTTTCGCATGACCACCCCATTTGGATACTCGTATTTCATTGATATGTACGGTTGCCGCGCAGGAGTGGCAGACGACATGGAACTCACCTACCGCTTTCTTGAGCAGTTGGTGGATCGCATCGGCATGACCCGCATGGCTCCCCCCGTGGTGATCCACGCACCCCGAAACAAGGACGGTGCGGAAATCTACCCCGAAAAGGCGGGTGTCAGCGGATGGGTTCCACTCATTGAGAGCGGAATTCAGATTCACTCCATTGAACCCAACCACTTCATTACCCTTGATGTGTATTCGTGCAAGGAGTTTGATCCGAACATCATCAAGCACTTTGCCCATGAGTGCTTTGGGTTTGAGGGGTGCGAGGAACGCTTCTTTGAGCGCGGAACTCTGTACGGAAACGAAGAATGAACACACACAAGATTATTCTCGGTGACTGTATTACGGGCATGAAGACGCTGCCAGACGGCTGCGTTCACACTTGCGTTACATCCCCGCCGTATTTCGGACTCCGTGACTACGGAACGGGAACATGGGAGGGAGGTGACTCCAACTGCGATCACATTGACGAGACTGCTATGGCAGAACGCATGAGGCAGAAGAAGTCCATGATAGCCGTGGGTGAGCGAATGGACGGCAGTACACGCACACGGGTGCATGACGAGGAAATCGGCAAAGGCATACAACACAAACACCTATGCAAGAAATGCGGAGCCAAGCGAATGGACTCGCAGATCGGTCAGGAGGACACCGTTGACGGCTATGTGCAGAAGATGGTGGAAGTGTTCCGCGAAGTGCGCCGTATCCTGCGCGATGACGGCACACTGTGGCTGAACCTTGGCGACTCGTACATGAGCGCAAAGAACTGCGCCCCGCCTCCACAGACACAGGGCGGTCAGCGTGGGATGCCTTCAGACTTTGTGCCAGCCAACCGCAAGGATCAGAAGGGGCTGAAGACAAAGGATTTGATCGGCATTCCGTGGCGCGTTGCGTTTGCCCTGCAAGCGGACGGGTGGTATCTGCGGCAGGACATCATCTGGAACAAGCCCAATCCCATGCCTGAAAGCGTGGAAGATCGCTGCACGAAGGCACACGAATACATCTTCCTGCTGTCCAAGAAGCCCCACTACTACTACGATCACGAAGCCGTAAAGGAACCCGCCCGTAATTGGGGAACCCGTGACCGCTCCGAGATGCGGGACGGAACCACTGATCCCAAACTAAAGCACCACGGACTGAAAGGCAAGGAGTGGGAAGAGAACCCGCTGAAGAACAAGCGGTCGGTGTGGACGGTGAACGCCAAAGGCTACAAGGGCGCACACTTTGCGGTGTACCCTGAAGACCTCATCCTGCCGTGTGTGCTGGCAGGATGCCCGCAGGACGGCACGGTGTTTGATCCCTTCACTGGCAGCGGCACGACTGCGGTGGTCGCGCTGAAGAACGGACGGAACTACATCGGGACTGAACTCAATCCCGAGTATGTACAGATTGCAGAAGCACGGATCAAGGAAGCCGTTCCACAAACCCTAGAGGAGATTTTTGAATGAGCAAGTTCAAGCCAATTGGAAAATGGGTTTGGGTGCGGTCGCACCTTGGCGGTCAGAAAGAAACCGAAGCGGGAATCATCTACAATGAAGTAGTGAAAAGCCAATACATTTGGGCTACGGTTACGGCAATCGGTGATAAACTAACGGAAGACATACAGATTGGAGACAAGATTCTTTGGGATCGCACCAAGAATCAGGGTCAGGGACATGATGGTGGAGACATGGTTCATCAGGATTGGATTGCGCTCGTTGAGCGTTGAGGACACACTTGGACTTCTACACTTCCGTTGACATTCGTGGTAAGAACATCCTGTACCGTGGATGGCGGAACGGTCACAGGCAGCACCTCCGTGTGCCGTTCTGTCCCACCCTGTACATCCCCGCGAAGGATCGGGGTGAGTTCACCACCGTCAACGGCAAGCCTGTTCAGCCAGTGCAGTTTGATGACATTGGAGAAGCGCGAGAGTTCATTGACCGCTTCAAGGATGTGTCCAACTACGATGTGTACGGCAACACCAATTTCGTGTATCAGTATCTGTACAAGGAGTTTCCCTCTGAAGTAGACTACGACTTCAGCAGCCTCCGCATAGCCAACTTGGACATTGAAACATCGTGTGACGGCGGTTTTCCCACGCCATCCGCTCCCACGGAGCGAGTCATTGCCATCACGATTTCAATGGGCAGCAGTACCTATGTGCTAGGCTTGGGAGACTTTCATATTGATGGAGAGGGAGTTACTTGCATTCCCTACACCGATGAGCGGGAACTGCTTGAGGGATTCGTGTCCCTGTGGAAGCAGATTGATCCCGACATCGTGACAGGGTGGAACATTCGCTTCTTTGACATTCCGTACCTTGTGGCGCGGATGAACCACCTTGAAGACGGATGGGGTAACTCTCTCTCCCCTTGGGGGCGGTTGCGGGAAACGGTGGTGAACCGCATGGGACGGGATCAGACCGCGTATGTGATCAGCGGTGTTGCTACGCTTGACTACTTTGAGTTGTACCAGACCTTCACCTATGTGAAACAGGAAGCGTACTCACTCAACCACATTTCCAAGGTGGAGTTGGGCGAGGAAAAACTGTCGTACACGGAATACGAGACACTTCAGGAGTTCTACACGCAGAACTTTCAGAAGTTCATGGAGTACAACTTCCAAGATGTGCGGCTTGTTGACCGCTTGGAAGCCAAACTGAAACTGCTTGAACTGGCGGTGGCACTGGCGTATTCAGCACGGGTGAACTTTGAGGATGTGTTTTCCCAAGTCCGCACATGGGATGCCATCATCCACCACCACCTGATGAGCAAGGGCGTGGTGATCCCGCAGAAGACCGACCACAAGAAGGACGACCAGTACGCGGGTGCGTATGTGAAAGACCCCCTTGTGGGCAAGCACGATTGGGTGGTGAGTTTTGACTTGAACTCCCTGTATCCCCACCTCATCATGCAGTACAACATCTCGCCCGAAACCAAGAACACCAATCCTGTGTGGAGGCGCAATGCCATCACTCCTGATGCGCTGCTGTGCCGCAACCGTGGCGAGTCCGTAAAGACATTCATCGACCCTGCGGAATACTTGAATCAAGCCAAGAGCGCGAATGTGTCTGTGGCTGCGAACGGCGTGGCATTCAGCCGCGACCGCCAAGGGTTCCTGCCGGAACTCATGGAGAAGATGTACGCAGAACGCAAGCACTACAAGGGGCTGATGATCGCGGCACAGAAGCGGTTGGTTGGCTTGGACAAGAACGCCCCCGCAGACGAGCGGCGGCGGATTGAGTACGAGATTTCCAAATACCACAACTTTCAGTTGGTGCGTAAGATCCAGTTGAACTCCGCATACGGCGCAATCGGCAACCAGTACTTCCGCTTCTTTGATGTGGAACTCGCGGAAGCCATTACCCTGTCAGGGCAGTTGAGCATCCAATGGATCGGTGAAGCCCTGAACCGCTTCCTGAACAAAGCCCTGAAGACGGAAGGCGAGGACTATGTGGTTGCGTCCGACACCGACTCCGTGTATCTGCGGCTTGGTGGTGTTGCTGCCATGTGCAAAGACACCGACACAGGCAAGCGGGTGGACTTCTTGAACGATTTCTGTGAGCGTGTGCTGCAACCGTTCATTGACAAGCAGTTCGCGGAACTTGCGGAGAACATGAACGCCTACGCGAACAAGATGGCAATGGGGCGCGAAGTCATTGCGGAGAAGGGCGTGTGGACTGCGAAGAAGCGGTATATGCTGTCGGTGTGGGACACGGAAGGAGTGCGCTACAAGTCGCCCAAGTTCAAGATCATGGGCATGGAGACTGCGCGTTCGTCCACTCCTGCGTATGTCCGCAAAGCACTGAAGACTGCCATTGAAATGGTGTTGATGCGGGACGAGGCTACACTTCAGGAGTTTGTCCGCACCACAGAGAGCGAGTTCAAGTCCCTGCCCGTGGAAGAAGTGGCTTCTCCGCGCAGCGTGAGCGGCATGGAGGATTACGCTGATCCCCTCACGATATACAAGAAGGCTACGCCCATCGCGGTAAAGGCTGCGCTGCTCCACAACAACATGGTGAAGCGGCTGAAACTGCAACGCAAATACCGCCTCATCGGTGAGGGCGAAAAGATGAAGTTCATCTACCTGAAGACTCCCAACCCCCTGCACGAAGGCGTGATTGGTTTTCCCGTGACCATGCCAAAGGAGTTTGGGCTTGAGCGGTATGTGAATTACGATATTCAGTTTGACAAGACATTTCTTGAACCGCTCCGCGTAATCACAAATGCGGTGGGGTGGAGTCCCGAGGAAACAAATAGTCTAGAGTCGCTGTTCTCTTGACTTGTCGCCTACATACAGCATAACCCCCAACCAAAGGATTCATCATGGCTACAAAGATCGTGAAGGTTCAGACCGGCGAAGAACTCATTGCAAGCATCACAGAGAACTTTGAGGGCGACACCGTTGTGTCGTATACCCTCAAGAACCCGTGCATGGTTGTGCCTGTGCCAACAAAGGGCGGTGGTGCAAACATTGCTGTTGTGCCGTGGATGGCTTCGGTCAAGGACACCAAGGTTACTGTGCCTGCGTCCTATGTGATGTTCACGGCTGATCCCGCAACGGATCTGGCAAACGAATTCAACGGTGCATTCAACGGCATCGTGGTTCCGTCTGCTGCTCCCGCAGGACTCAAACTCGTAACCGAATAATGGAATTGAATATTCAATACCTGAAGGGTCTTCTCGCTGCGCGAAAAGACCTGCTGCGGCGTGAAGTAAAGCAAATGTTGATTGACAAACTCACGCCACTGGATACAATACGGGCTATGGAGTCCGAGATGGACACTATTGACACGCAGACCAAAGCATTGGAGAAAGCATGAAACTGAAGGACATTCTGAAGGCAGCAGGAAACAAGTACGCAACCGTGGCTTCTGATGGATTGGAAGGCAGCGATGTAAAGGGATTCATCTCCACGGGATCGTATGCGTTCAACGCGCTCCTGAGCGGGTCAATCCACGGCGGCATTCCTGACAACAAGATCATTGCCCTTGCGGGTGAGCAAGCCACGGGCAAGACCTACTTTGCCCTGAATGTGGTGCGAGAGTTCTTGCAGAACGATCCCAAGGCAATGGTGCTGTACTTTGACACGGAGCAAGCCATTACCTCTGATCTGCTGCGGGATCGTGGCATTGACACGGAGCGCGTGGCTGTGCTGCCCGTGGCTACGGTGGAGGAGTTCCGCCACCAGTGCGTTCTGGTCGTGGACAAGTATCTTGAGGACGACAAGGATTCCCGCCCCCGCATGATGATCGTGTTGGATTCTCTTGGAATGTTGTCCACCGAGAAGGAAATGAACGACACCGCAGAAGGCAAGAACACCCGCGACATGACTCGCGCACAGGTCACGAAGGCAGCGTTCCGCGTCCTGACCATCAAGTTGGGTCACGCACGGATTCCCCTGCTGATGACGAACCACACCTACGATGTGGTGGGTGCGTATGTGCCTACAAAAGAGATGGGCGGCGGCAGCGGTCTAAAGTACGCTGCGTCCACCATCATCTACCTGTCCAAGAAGAAGGACAAGGTGGACAACGAGGTGGTGGGCAACATCATCCACTGCAAGGCGTACAAGAGCCGCCTTACGAAGCAGGACAAGATGGTGGATGTTCAGTTGAACTTTGAGAAGGGACTAAACAAGTACTACGGTCTGCTTGATGTGGCACTCAAGCACGGCATCTTCAACAAGGTGTCCACGAAGATTCAGTTGCCTGACGGCAAGACCGCGTTTGAGTCGCAGATCAACAAAAACCCCGAGAAGTACTACACTGAAGATGTGCTTAAGGCAATTGAGATTGCGGTAAAGAAGGAGTTCTGCTACGGCAAGGACGAGTCGCAAGCAGCAATGGATAAGTTGGCTGAACTAGACGAGGAGATTGGACTCACTTGAGCCAAACCGAAAAAACCATCCTATCAGGACTGCTGACTGACCCTGAATTCTGCAAGAAGACCCTACCGTTCTTGCAGGAGGAGTATTTTCTTGATCGGGTAGACCGTGCTGTGTTCCGATCCATGAAGGATTTCGTGAACGAGTACAAGGGCGTTCCCACACGGGAAGCCCTGTTGATTGCGTTGGAGGACAACAAGAGTCTGTCCGAGGATGAGTTTGGCAAGTGCAAGACGCTTGTGGGTGAGATGGGCAAAACCCCCAAGCAGGACACGCAGTGGTTGTGCGACACCACGGAGAAGTTCTGCAAGGACAAAGCCATCTACAACGCCATTCTACAGTCCATTCAAATTATTGACGGCAAGGACAAGGAGCGGACTCCCCATGCCCTGCCCGAGATTCTGTCCAAGGCTCTCGCGGTTTCGTTTGACACCAATGTGGGTCACGACTTCCTTGAGGACTACGAGCATCGCTACGAGTTCTACCACAGGGTGGAGAAAAAGATTCCGTTTGACTTGGAGATGTTCAACACCATCACCAAGGGTGGCATATCTCCAAAGACTCTGAACATTATCATGGCAGGATGTGTTAGCCCTGATACCAAAGTTCGGATTAGGTATCGAAAAGGTAACTCCAAGAACCATGACCAGATTTGATGCGATGAATAATGGCACCGCTTGTAACTCTGTTGGCTTTTGCAGCAGCAGTTACGGATTCGTAAACGGTGGTTCCATCAGTCACTTTCCTTTTTCTCTTGCTAACCATCTTATTGCCAAGATTAGACTTGATTGGAGAACCAAATATGAAACCCTTACTCAAAAACTCTTCCCATTTTTCGGGGGGGACTCGGTGAAAGGTTTTAGTTTTGGAAGTGGGATTATACATTGCCCGCTTTCCTTTGTGGGATTTTGCTCCTCTGGATGCTCTCTCTTTCCGTCCTTCCTTGCTGAACCAATACTGAAAAGTCTTATTTTTCTTGACGCTTGCTTTACCACCAAGAGAGGCATAGTATGACAACTTTGTTTCGTCAAATATCCCTATCTTTTCTTTCATCTGCTTCTCTATACCTTTCAAAATCCAGTCGCGTTTGTTTACCTGATTGTCTGAATGAAACATACCAATCTTATTTTCAAAACACCAACGACCTATTTCCTTTCTCATGGCTGAAGTCAAGTTTCCACCAAGCATATGGTATGATCTCAAGTCATTTGGATTTTTGTGTATTCTCCACAACAGATAGTGGGCAATCTTATGTTCTCTAATAGTCAAATAGGTAATATTGCTGTTGTCATCGGTTCCTCCACTATGTTTTGGAATAATGTGGTGACGATGGATGTTCTTGCTTTTTTGGTGTGGTCTGGCTTTTCTCTTTTCGCACAGATTCTCGTATATGGTTCTTGATATGGTCATAGCCGTTTCTCCTGTTCCTGCCAATACTATGTATAATGTGGAGACATTCAATGGAATGGATTGAAGAAGAAGTTGAAATATCTGCCGTTGAAGGCTTGCTGAATAGCGGCTATGAGGTTGAAGTTGACTCTCCTGACGGATGGGTTGGAGTGAACTTCTATATTCACAAAGGAGATTTTGAAGAGTATGTTCTTGAATGTGAAACAGGAGAGCGAGTTTCATGCAATGAAGCCCATCTGTTTGAAACCTACTCTGGATGGGTATCTGCAAAGGATTTGGTGGATACGCAGCCTTTCCCTGTGTTGACATCTCATGGTTTTGTCAGAAGCAAGGTGCAAAAGAGTGGAAAAACCATTCCCATTGTGGACATCAATGTGAACCACCCCAATCACAGGTATTACACCAATGGAGTGTCTTCACATAATACGGGTGTGGGCAAAAGCCTGTTCATGTGCCACCATGCCGCTGCGTGTCTCATGCAGAGCAAGAATGTGCTGTACATCACCCTTGAGATGGCAGAGGAACGGATCGCGGAACGCATTGACGCAAACATCATGGACATCACGATGGACGAGTTGCAGGACTTGCCCCTTGAGATGTACGAGAAGCGGCTACTGTCCTCCACTCGCGGTGTGAGCGGAAAACTCATTGTGAAGGAGTATCCCACCTCATTTGCAAATGCAAACCATTTCCGAATCCTGTTGGACGAGTTGCGGCTGAAGAAGCAGTTCACACCTGACATCATTTTCGTGGACTACATCAATATCTGCTCGTCTGCGCGGTTCAAGCACGGCAACAACATTAACTCGTATGGCTACATCAAGGCTATTGCGGAGGAGTTGCGCGGCTTGGCAATGGAACGGGATGTGCCCATCGTGAGCGCAACACAGGTGAACCGTGCGGGATTCTCGTCCACGGATGTGGAACTCACGGACACTTCCGAGTCCTTTGGCTTGCCCCACACCGCAGACCTCATGGTGGCACTCATCACCACCGATGAGTTGGAAAAGGCGGGGCAGATCATGGTAAAGCAGTTGAAGAACCGCTACAATGGCAAGGCAGCAAACAAGAAATTCATCGTGGGGCTGAACTACGCGAAGATGAAGTTCTACGACATTGACAGCGAACTGTCGGAAGACCTGATGGACGCAAACATCAAGAAGGGCGAGGATGACGGCTACGGCGCGGGATACGGTGCAAAGGACTTCAAGTCAAAGTTTGGCGGCAAGCGCGACACAAGTGATTGGAGCATCTGATGTCCACTTACATCGACAAGAAGTACATCAACATGGTGTCGCCCTAACTTGAGCGGTTCAAGTGGAAGAGTGGCAATCTTGCAAATTGCAGGTGTCCCCTTTGCGGTGACTCGCAGCGGAGCAAGAGCAAGGCGCGTGGTTTCTTCTTCCCCAAGAAGAACGATTATTTCTTCAAGTGCCACAACTGCGGCGCAGGGCATTCGGTGTACCGTTTCTTGGAAGCCGTGGCTCCTGCACTCGCACAGGAGTACGCGCTAGAGCGGTGGCGCAACGGCGAAAACGGCAAGAGCAATTATGTGAAGCCCGACGAAGTGGCAGTCTCATTGCCAAAGGCT